ATTAGGACAAAACCAAACACTTATGTCAGTTTGGACAGTACCAGCAGGATATACAGCTTATTTTCTAGCAGGTTCTGTATCTCTAGGAACTGCTAACATCAATCAGTACCTAACTGCTCGTCTAATAGCACGTTTATCTGGTGGTGTATTTAGAACACAACAGAAGGTAACTCTTGAGGGTGGTAGCTTTCAACAAAACTACGAAATACCTTTAGAGTTTCCTGAAAAGACTGACATTGAAGCACGTGCCGTTTCTTCTGGATCAAACAATGCTGTATCAGCTACCTTTGATATTATCTATATTAAGAATAGTTCTGTAGATTTAAATAACTATTCACCATAATTAGGGAGACTGTTTATGGAAGGAGCTATTGATGTAAGGATGGTGCTTACTATTGGCGGTATACTTTTTAGTGTAGCTGGTGCTAGTGCTGTAGCTAAGATGCAGATTAAGCAGATAGAAGAAAAGCTTACTGATATGGAGCATCGTCTAAGAAAAATGGATTCTCGTAGCGATAAATTAGTTACTGCAACTGAAACACAAGAACAAAGAATAAATATACTAGCTAATATGTCTAGTCCAGAAAATCTTAGACGTGATCATATGAAGTTAGCTGAACTATTAACACATGTAGAGAGATTGCAAAAAGATTGTGATAGATTATATTCTATGCACAACGGAAAACATCCGCCTGTAGCTAGTGAAAGAAAAGCTGAGTAGAAGGGGAAAGACTTAGCATAAGGAAGGGTCTTCAGATTCATCGTCTGTAGACCCTTCTTCATTTAAAGATTCTAGTTCTTCTTCTAATTCATCAGCTTCTTCCAATAATTCTTCCATCTCTTCTTCTTGTTCATTGAACCAAGAACACTTTGTGAAAAGTTTAATGGTTCTTTCTTCGCCCAATAATTCGAGACTCTTAACGATATCTTCTTCCACTTCCTCAATAGTAGTAGGCGCATCTTCGTCCGTAGGAGTACGTAACCTACTAAGAAGCTCAAGTGCTTTAAGCGCAGAATTAGTATGATTGTTGTTGGTAGCATAAGTATATTGTTTTTCAATCTCAGCAACATAGTCAATGGATGTTTCCATTTCTTTTTCAAGGTCTTCAATCCTTTCTTTTACTTCATCACTTTTTAAAAGCCTACTACCTTGATTATAAGCAGACCTGCCAGCATACCCTGCAGCCTTAGCTGCTTCAGTAGCATTTCTATATAGTACGTAAGCCTGTGCAAACTTCTCTTGTTTTTCGTTAAGAGGCATATTTATTTCATACTATTTCTAGCTACGCCCTTCCACTTCTCAGCAGTACGCATACCACCAAGTCCTAAAAGAGAAAGTAGAAGTGTCATAAGAGATTGTGTATCTAGTACAGGTAAAACAATAACTGGATACCAAATAGCTAAACCCCAACTTGTAATAGGAGCAATAATGAACTGCCACAATAGAGCAAAGCAACAGACCCACATGATAGCTGGTCTTGCTCCACTTACAAAGATAGAGGGATGTTTTGCCTGTTCAATATTAGCCTGTGCTTGAGCAAGATCAAGAGAGACTAGCTGTTGATTAAGTTCAGCCTCTAGCTTAGTCTTTAGGTCTTTATCTTCTACAAACTTGTCTAGTATTTTACCTGTAACACCAATAACTGATTCTGCGATACCTAGCATTGATCAATTAACTCCTTGTAATATTTTTTATCTGCATGATATGTGTCTTTAAATACTTCTGATACAAGAGTATCTGTACCATAAATATTTAAGTTCATTTCAATATCTTGATTACTAAATAGCTTTTCACAGTCTTGAGCCATAGCAAGTAATTCTCCTGTTGTCCAGAACTCTTTTCCATTTGTTTCAACATTTAGATATTTAGGTTTACCATCTTCAGTGGTTTCTTTTCTCATTTCATCTGTAACATTTGGTATATTACAATCAAAGCCAAAGAGATGAAAGTTACGGAAACCTAGAATATGGGTCATTCCAATAGCTCTCATAGCAGAACATGTTCCGCCAGTTACAAAGGTTGTATCTTTTTGGATGTTAATATCTTTATCAATAGCAAAGCTTTCACCCTTAGCTGCTGCTGCAACTGCTTCAGAGTATGCGTGCCAGCCATAGATTTCGTCTGTCTTATCCATAAGATACTTAGTAACACTTACATCTGTCATAGATGCAACAAGAAACTTTGTTTTGTTATTAATAACATTAAATAAATCTTTACGTACAATACCATGTGTAGATACGCCGTCAATAGAACGAGGATCAAGAATGACACAAGCATAAGGATCAATGTTATTTTGTAATAGTTTAGGATAGCTATGCTTAACACAGAAGACAGTACCATTAGTCTTCTCAATGATATGTTTTAGTTCGATGTAGTTAGTAGATGGTCCAGCGGAGACAATGATAGCATGTTCTCCATTAGGTTGACACGTTTGAACAAAACCCCATTTTTTAATTAACTCTACATTATCATTAATGCTTTCCATAATGTATTCTTTAGGCATAGAGTCTTTAGGTTTGATAATAATAGGAACTTTAAGTAAGTTAGCAGGTGGTTGTGGTAGATCATCCTTACCTAATAGTAGAGCAAGATGAGTAATACCACCATCTTTTACTTTATCTTGTGAAGGAAGAACAATACAACGACCTTCAGTTAGTGTGTCTGCAAAACCATCAACAAGACGATTAGTCCCTAGATATTCTTCTCCAAGAATATTTCCTTCTTGGTCTTTAGTAAAATAATCATCAAAGACTATAACATCACAGTGCTTTAGATTTTCGTAATCACTAATTACTGTTTCTTCTGAATGACCACCATCTATAAATGCAAAGTTTGCTTTAGCTATACTTTCCTTAGCATTAACCAGTGTTTCTTTACTATCACCTTTATGAAGCTCAAAACTAAACTCTTTTCCTTGCTCCTTCATTTTATCAGCAAACTGTTGTAGCCTATTATTAACGGCTACAATTGTGTTATGTGGTTTGCTATTTAGCTCATATTTGTCTAGTTCTTCTGTAGCTTCTTCAAATAAATCAAAGCCTATATAATGTACTTTGTCTTTACTCTCAAAGGATGCTAAGGACATTTCAATAGCACGTCCTCCATTCCATGTACCAACTTCTACAAAAGTCTCACTACCATATGTACGAATAAGATCAGCAAGCTGACGATAACGTGGAAGTTTTACATCTGGAGCTACATTATTTTCTGATAAATTATTCTTTAAAGCACCTTTATAGTGTGTCATGTACTGAGATAGAGGCGAGTTTTTAAATGCCTCTAGCCCTGCTACATTAGGGGTTAAATTTTCTACACGCATTCCATGAGCAGTATAAATCTTTAACAGACGTTCAAAGATAAATCCATCATGCCATTCACGGTATGATACAACTTCTCCACAATCATAACAACCACGGAGATCAGCAATCATATAAATAGGAGATTCCATATTAAGATTAAAACCAATGAAGGAAGTCTCACTATAGTCTACATCTTTACGACCCAGATGGACTAGCTCTGCCTTTTCTGGGAGAAGTGCTGATACCTTCTCTAGAGTGAGAGGCTTGGTCGTTACTGTATCTGCATCTATCCAACACATCCAACCAGCCTGTGCGGTCTTGTCAGCTAGTTCTAGAGCATATTCAGTTAGAGCGTAGACCTTGTGACACCACTTGATAGCATCCATACGCCAGTTATAAGCTACCTGACCATTAGCTGTACCATCATATGCCTTCATACGTTCACGGTATGAAAGCATGTCTTCTACTTCATTAAGATTACGATACTCAATGTTACTTGCTTTTGGAAAGGAAGACACAAGTTCTTCTTCGCAATCGTGATAGTAAGCTACTAGCTTTAGGTCTGGATGCCAATGTTCTTTAACAGATAGAAGCATCTTCTCTGCATATCGACCATAGCCATCAGCACTAAACGAAGTTACAAAATTAACAACCATTAAATTTAGTTTCCTTTCTTTACTTTAATTACTTATCATATAACGATAAAAATTTGTCCACTCTTTAGCATACTCAGCATCTATATCTCTTTTAGGTTTCCAATCAGGATAGACAGGACCGCCAGTTGTAAAGTGTACATTTTTAGGAGTGATCTCTTCGTCTGAATCTCCATCAAGCCAATTCCACTCTAAGGGAATATTACCTATAGGATAAATGTCCATCCATTCAAAAGCATGTAGCCAACTTCCCGACTTTGTATTTACGTCAGATATAGTAAGTTCTTTAACCCAAGGATGATCACAGTTCCACAGGACAAAAGAAGACCAATTTTTTCTATGATAAATAGTTTGGACCTGACCATCCATCTTAGTTGTTTCTGTAGGAGCATGATTATGTTGTACGCAGCTAATAGCTTTATCTTTGTCTGTTCCGTAGACATCAAAGATTTCTGTGATATCAGAACGTACAAACATATCAGCATCCATAAAGAGTGCTAGACCTGACATCTGATTTAAAAAAGGAACTAAGAACCTAGTGAAACTAAATTCTGTGGAGAAAGGCTTACCATCAAACACATCTACACGATTACCATGTAGGTCTATTTCAGGACTACGCCAATATAAGCCAGCCCGTCTTACTTCTTTTTGTACGATAGGAACAATGTTATAGGTATGAGTAGTATTTAACCTAATAGATTTATCAAGAACTTTTACATAGTCATACTCACGAGGATCATAACCAATATAAATTGTTGGTATTTTATTGATAGGCATTTAAAGGAAATACTCTTATTATTATTATTTCCTATATTATAAATACTCTTCTTATAGAAGTCAACAACTTTTTTATCTAAACTGCGGTCCTCTAAACCAACAGACTAAAGAGTATCTATTACCCTTAATCACAGGTTTTACTCTGTGATGTAGGAAAGAAGGGAAGACAAGAACTGTCCCTACTCCTTTAGCTTTAAGAATTGTTCTGTGTCTTTTACGAACATGAGGTGCACACCATTTCTCAATCTGAAACTCACCACCCTCATAATCTTTATTTAAATTAACAGCTACAGTGATCTTTCTAAAAGACTCGTCTGTAGGTTTCTCTACTCCCATGTCTACATGCCAATCATAGAACTCTTCAGGTTCATAAGAAGATACTTGAGGTATCTCGTGACTGTCTATGTCAAAAAACCAACCAGCTTCTACATTAGCTCTCTCAGCGTATAAACTAAGTATTTCAATAATTTCTGAATTATTAAACCATTTAATTTTATTAGAACGATATGAAGAATCTTTTACATTTTTACCTTCTTTATAAACATCTGCTTTTGAAAAGTCTGTCTCAGCTATACCAACTATACCTTTACATAATTCTTCTGGAAGTTGATGTTCATAAATTCTATATGGAAGTAAATTAAGCATTCTTCTTTCTTGTTTTCTTCTTCTTCTTTTTGTTAAGTCTATTTTTCTTTACTGACTTATCAGGGTTACGATCAAAGGAACTATTCTGGCTCTTGGTGGTAATTCTAATATTTGATTTCTTATTAGAACCTCCCTTACTAATAGGCTTAATGTGATCAAGTTCTTTACCATCTCCCACACGCACACGACCTTCTCGTATAGCTTTTCTACGCGCTTTGTTTCTTGCAACACGTTTAGCTATATTCTTAGGTTTACTTTTAGTTACCCTATTTTCTCTTTTATAATCTCTTGCCATAAGACTCTCCCTATTATTTTATGCACTTTTTTTCCAAACATCTGACCAATTACCTTGTAAAGCACCCTTAGCGTAATCAGTAGCTCTATTCTCAAAGAAGTTAGTATGTGTAGGTGCGTTGATCATAGTCTCTACCCAAGGGAGAGGATTAGTTTTTACTTTGTAAATACCTTTTAAACCCATAGAGATAAGACGACGATCTGCGATGTACCTAATGTATTCCTTTACTTCATAATCTCTTAGCCCCTCAACCTTGCCCATCTTAAAAGC